TTAATGGATGGTGTTGCTACTCCAGAAGAATACGTGAACCGTGCAGTTGAGTTAGGAATGACAGCAATTGCCATTACTGACCACGGTACTTTATCTGGGCATAGGGAACTGCACCGTATTGCAAAAGCAAATGGAATTAAGCCAATACTTGGTGTAGAAGGCTATATGACTACGAGTATGGCGGACAAGAGAGGAAAGGCAGATCGTCCAGATCCTCTTGACCAAAATTATCATCATATAGTTCTTCTCGCCAAGAACCAACTAGGTTTAGAAAACCTTAATAAGATTAATGAACTTGCTTGGACAGATGGTTTCTTTAGTAAGCCAAGGTTTGATTTTGAAACACTTGCAAAATACAAAGAAGGAATCATTGTTACATCCGCATGTCTTAGTGGATGGATTGCAAAGGCTGTTGAGCTAGGTGAACTTGCAACAGCAAAGAAACATATACAGTGGTTTAAAAAAGAATTTGGCGATGACTACTATATTGAGGTTATGCCACACAACCCTCCTGAAGTTAATAAAGGAATTATTGAACTTGCTGATGCAGCAAAAGTTAAGATTGTTGTAACACCAGACTGCCATCACTCTGACACAAGTCAAAAAGAAGTTCAAGAACTTATGCTTATTCTTAATACTCATACTAAGTTACAGAAAGATGTGACCTACGATAAATCAAAGAAGCACGAATCATTTATGGATCGTCTTGATTATTTATATGGTGCAGACCGTATGATGAGTTTTAATAAGTTTGATATTCATCTTCTTTCATACGAAGAAATGAAGGATGCAATGCTAAAGCAAGGCATTGATCGTGAAGATATGTTTGTATCAACTAATGAAATTGCTGATAAGGTTGAAGGTTATGATATTAAAGAACACCTAGACCTTCTACCAGTTCAATATAAGAAGCCTATGAATGAACTTAAAAGTCTTGCTCTTGAAGGATTAAAAGAACGTAAGCTTGAAAAGAATGAAGAGTATCTTGAAAGACTTGATGAAGAACTAAAAATAATTGGTGAGAAAAACTTTGGACCATACTTTTTAGTTGTTCGTAATATGCTTAACTGGGCAAAGAGCGAAGGTATTATGGTTGGTCCAGGTCGTGGTTCTGCAGCTGGTTCATTGCTATGTTATGCATTGGGTATTACAGATATTGATCCAATCAAGCATGGCCTTTTGTTTTTCCGTTTTATTAACCCAGACCGTAATGACTTTCCTGATATTGATTCAGATATCCAAGATACTCGTCGTGACGAAGTAAAAGATTATCTAGTTAGACAATATAGGCACGTTGCTTCTATCGCTACATTCCTGCAGTTTAAAGATAAGGGCGTTGTACGAGATGTTGCAAGATGCTTAAACATTCCTTTGCCAGATGTAAACAAGGTACTAAAGGTTGTTGACACGTGGGACGACTTCTGTAATTCAAAGAACACTTATTGGTTTAGAGAAAAATATCCAGAAGTGGAACACTACGGAGATCAACTTCGTGGAAGAATTCGTGGTACTGGAATTCACGCAGCAGGAGTAGTAACAAGCAAAGACCCAATTTTTAGATATGCACCATTGGAAACAAGATCAGTGGCTGGACAAGATGAAAGAATTCCAGTTGTAGCAGTTGACATGGGTGAAGCAGAAAATATTGGCTTGATTAAGATTGATGCTCTGGGTCTAAAGACTTTGAGCGTACTTAAAGATTGTATTGATATTATTAAGGAACGTGAAGGAACAAAGATTGATCTATTAAAGATTGATATGGACGATGCAAATGTTTATACAATGTTGTCAGATGGGTATACAAAGGGTGTGTTTCAGTGTGAAGCAGCACCATATACAAACCTTTTAGTTAAGATGCGTGTAAAGAACCTGTCAGAACTTGCTGCATCAAATGCTTTGGTTCGTCCTGGTGCTATGAATACTATTGGTAAATCATACATTGCTCGTAAGCATGGACGTGAGAATATTGATTACAAGCATAGCGTCATGAAGTCGTTTACAGAAGAAACCTATGGATGTATTTTGTATCAGGAACAAGTTATGTTGGCTTGTGTTGAGCTTGGCGGAATGTCTATGGTTGATGCTGACAAGGTTCGTAAAATTATTGGTAAAAAGAAAGACGCTAAAGAGTTTGACGTGTTTAAGGATCAGTTTGTCAAGGGTGCTTCTCAGTATCTATCACCTAACGATGCCTTAGACCTATGGCATGACTTTGAGGCCCACGCAGGGTACTCATTTAATAAGTCACACGCAGTAGCATACTCAACACTTTCATACTGGACAGCATGGTTAAAGTACCACTATCCATTAGAGTTTATGTTTGCATTACTTAAAAATGAAAAGGATAAAGATGGAAGAACTGAGTACCTTATTGAGGCAAAGAGAATGGGGATTAGCATTAAGCTACCTCACATTAACGATTCGGATACTGATTTTAAAATTGAGGGTAAGGGTATTAGGTTTGGACTCACAGCTATCAAGTTCATATCTGATAAAATTGCAGAGAGATATCTTGCAGCACGACCTTTTGGTTCATATAAAGAGCTTGAAGAGTTTACCTTTACAAAAGGAAACGGAGTAAACAGTCGTGCTTTGCAGGCAATGAAATGCATTGGTGCACTTACATTCCCAGATAACCCAGCAAATCCAGCGGAAGTTAAAGAAAATCTTTACGAGTATCTAAACCTTCCTGAGTTTAATACATCTATACCTCAACACTATTATGCATACATTGATGATGTTGAGGAGTATGAAGAGACTGGATCTTTTGTATTGTTGGGTATGGTAAAATCAATTAAGCGAGGAACAGGGTGGTCACGAGTTGAAATTTTGGACAAAACTGGCAGTGTCGGTGTATTTGATGACGAAAATACCAATATTGAGAGTGGTCGCACTTATCTTATTCTTGCAAGTGACAACAGGATTGTATCTGCAGTACCTGCTGACGAAATAAAAGGATCTAAAAGTTCATTGGTAAAGTTCTTAAATTATAAAATGTTGCCATACAAAGAAGGTGAACACTTTGTAGTTTCATTTAAACCAAGAGTAACCAAGGCTGGAAAGAAGATGGCGTCTTTGGTTGTTGCAGATGCTGGAAGAGAGATGCACTCTATTGTTGTATTTCCAATGCAGTTTGCAAAAGCTTACATGAAGATTGAAGAAGGCAATGTATATAAATTTGATTTTGGAAAAACAAAGGATGGAACAGTTACAATGAATGAGGTGGAAAATGTTTGATGATTTGGCAAGAAAACATGGGGTACGATTCTAATGCTTACAGTAGAAGAAGTACTAGCTCAACTTAGTCCAAAACTTAGAAAGACCGTAATGGCTGGAGATACTATTCCAGCAACACAGTATGCAGAGACCCCCAGCTTTGGTTTAAACCGTGCTCTAAACGGTGGACTACCCTATGGTCGTCAGGTACTGGTGTGGGGCTCTAAGTCCTCTGCAAAGTCCTCTCTATGCCTTCAAATGATAGGTCTAGCACAGAAGGAAGGAAAGATCTGTGCATGGATTGATTCTGAAATGTCATACGATAAGAAGTGGGCAGAAGGTCTTGGGGTAGATTCTTCAAAGCTTATTGTTTCTCAATGTCGTACAATCAATGAGATGGTTGATGTTGGAACTCATCTTATGAATGCAGGAGTTGATATTATTGTTATTGATTCTATAACTTCTTTATTACCAGCAATCTATTTTGAAAAGGACTCAGATGAACTTAAACAACTTGAAAATACCAAACAGATTGGTGCAGAGTCTAGAGACTTTAGCAACGCTTGGAAAATGCTTAATTATGCTAACAATAAGGTTAAGCCTACTATGCTTGTTCTTATTAGTCAATCTCGCAATAATATTAGTGCTATGTATACTAGCCAGCAGCCTACTGGTGGTCAGGCTACTAAGTTCTATTCTTCTACGGTTATTAAATTATTTTCATCGGAATCCGACAATCAAGCAATTAAAGGAAAGATTCATGTTGGAGATAAACTCATTGAAGAAAAGGTTGGTCGCAAGATTCGCTGGGAACTCCAATTTTCTAAGACTTCTCCTGGCTTTCAGTCTGGCGAGTATGACTTTTATTTCAGGGGAGATAATGTTGGTATTGATAGCATTGGTGATCTTGTTGATACGGCTGAAATGATGGGCATAGTAGAACGCACTGGAGCTTGGTATGTATTGCCAGATGGTTCAAAAGTACAAGGTCGTGATGGTTTTGTAAACAGAGTAAGAGAAGATCTAGACCTTCAAGAGACAATAAAGAATAAAATTTTAAATGTCTGAAAAATTTAAGATATTCTTTGGAAAGTTTCCATGTAAAAAATGTAATGAAGAAGTTACATCTCTAAGACTGTGGCTAGATAGCGCAGACCTTACATGGCTTTGCAGTCAAAAACATTTATCTAAGGTACCACTTATTATGACAAGGAAAGACTTTGAGCGAAAGAGCGGAAAGTAAAAGAATAGGTGCTAAACAGCACAAGAATTCAGGACGTAATACCCACAAGGGAGATGCTACCTGGAAAAACTTTACTGTAGATTTTAAAGAGTGCTCAAAATCTTTTACACTTAATAAAGATGTCTGGGCTAAAGCCGTAACAGATGCCATTAGAAATGGTAACGACCCTGCAATACTTGTAGTCCTTGGTGATGGAAATTCAAAGGTACGATTAATGATAACTGAGTTTGAAATAATAGAACAGATGATAGGAGAAGAAGATGAGTGAACAACAACAAACAACGATAGAAATGGTAGATGGGTTATCTGAAATAGCAGACTACATGAAGGATGAGGAGTTGACTGCAGCCTTAACATTTATTGCTAAGATCATTATTAAGCCTGATATTCCTCTTAATGTGGCAACTATAGAGATTGTTAGACTTCAGGCAATTGCAGCAAAGATGGCATTCAAGGCAACATGGATGGCAAATGTTGACAAAAATGACAGGGCAAAGAAGAATATTTATTATACAGCAGCAGAATCAATCAACAACTTGGTATCAGCACTCAAATACATCATGCGCTAACCTGGTATACTTATATAAACAAAGGAATAAAATGACAAAAAATTTACTAAAGCAAATAATGATTAAAGAAGTTGAGTCGCCAGCAGCAATGGATGCTAGAGAGCTAGTTACTGCTATTGAAGCAGGATATCTTGTAGGTCGTGAGCCTAAGCATACACAGAAAAAAACTTTTGGTCCTTCTACTATTGCTTATGGTCATGGAGAATGTCCAAGATATTGGTACCTTGCATTTGAGGGAGCAGTCTTTGAAGACAATTCAGATCCATATGCAGTTGCAAATATGAGCAATGGAACACTTGCACACGGAAGAATTGAAGAAGCAATTAAAAACTCAGGTCTTTCAATTGACTCAGAGTTTAAGATTTTTAATGATGATCCTCCAATTTTTGGTTATGTAGATAACTTTATTAATTGGAAGGGTGAAGAAGTAGTTGTAGAAGTTAAGACTACTAACAATGAAGTATTTGAATATCGTAAGCGTACAGGCAAGCCTAAGATGGGGCATGTTGTTCAGATACTTATTTATATGAAGATATTAAAGAAGGCTAAGGGTGTTCTTATTTATGAAAATAAAAATACCCATGAGCTTCTTGTCATTCCAGTTGAAGTAAATGATCATTACAGAAAATGGATTGATGAAGCATTTGAGTGGATGAGAGTTGTTCGTAAGTCTTGGGAAGTTAAAGAAATGCCAACCAAGAACTACAGATCAAATTCTAAAATTTGTAAGAACTGTCCAATCAAAAGTGCATGTGATGTAGCAGGCGTAGGCGTAGTTAAGATAGCTTCGCTGGAGGAATTGAGTGAAACTTTGTAGCGTATGCGATGTTAGGTTTAACCCAAGGGTCAGTTATCAAATTTACTGCAGCCTTGAATGTAGGGACGTCGCAACCAAAGAAAAGATTCATGAACGATATCAGATTACTCGTAGACAAAAAAGAAAGGGGAAGGATCGCAGATGTGTAGGCGGATGCAACACCTCCCTTTCTATTTACAACGACTCTGGGTTTTGTTCAAATTGTAATGTTAGTAAAAAATCTGTAGACAAGATGTTAAAAGAGATAAAAGGATTCTTTGATTATGAACAAGACTAAGTGGGGCGCAGAGATAATTCCTAAAAGAATATGTGCTATTGATGCTAGTACTAATAGTCTTGCTTTTGCTATTTTTGATACGTTTACAAAAGAACTTATTAGTATTGGAAAAATTAACTTTGAAGGAAAAAATACATATGAAAAAGTTATGGATGCTGGTAAAAAAGTAAAAGCGTTCTTAGATATCTATGGTGGATTTGAAGCAATAGTAATTGAACACACTGTATTTATGAATAGCCCTAAGACTGCTGCAGATCTTGCACTAGTTCAAGGAGCTATTCTTGGATCAGCTGGTCAGTCAGGAACCAAAAGAATTGGAAGGGTATCTCCAATAACATGGCAAAACTATATTGGAAATAAAAAAATATCTAAAGATGAACAGATTTTTATAAGATCTCAAAACCCAGGCAAATCCGTTTCTTGGTATAAGACTTATGAAAGAAACCTAAGAAAAGAAAGAACTATCAGGTTTATTAATCTTAAATATGATAGAACTATTACAGACAATGATGTGGCTGATGCTTGCGGTATTGGTCATTGGTCTATTAACAATTGGGATAAGGCGGTTGGTAATAATGAGTGAAAGAGAAGCACTTACATTTAAAGAGGAAGATGCAGATGTTATTTTAACTGTGCGGACACTTGCTCCAACAAAATGGCTGCTTATTGATAGAGAAACAGGCCAAACATACAAAGGAAACCCAAAGGGTCACTGGGACAGGCTTGAACCAATAATCAAGGTTGACAAGGACCTGTGATGTCTGGTAAACTATATACAAATGAAGTTTGGCTAAGAAAAAGATATGTAGTGGATAAAAGAACACCAGAAGAAATTGCAAAAGAATCTGGTGCAAGTCTAGAAACCATTTATGTTTATCTTGCAAAATTTGGATTAAGGAAGAGTAGACGATGAATAAAATACAAAAAGTTATTGTTGGATTATCTGTGGCATCAGCTGTTGGATTAACATATGTTCTTACAGCATTAAAAGGTATTCCAGAAGCATTTGACTGGGAAGAAGATGAAGAAGATGAGTGAAAACTTAAACATTACCGTTGACCAAGTAAACCATCCGCGACACTACACAACAGATCCTTCTGGAGTAGAGTGCATAGATATTACTCGTCACCGCAACTTTAATGTTGGTAATGCTTTCAAGTACCTGTGGAGAGCAGGGATTAAGGATGAATCTAAAACGATACAAGATTTAGAAAAAGCAATCTTTTATATCAAGGATGAAATTAATAGACTAGAAGGAAAATATGTCAACTGAAGAAGAATTAATTAAACATCTTGACGTAATGAATGATGTTGTTAGTGAATATTTAAAGGGCAGCGACCCAACAACGATCTCTAAAGAATTGGTAATTCCAAGAACTCGTGTTGTAGCATACATTGAGGAGTGGAAAGAAAAAACATCTAACAATACTGCTATACGTGCAAGAGCCAAGGATGCACTTGCAGGTGCAGATGCACACTACAGCAAGTTAATATTAAAATCATACGAAGTTATTGACGAAGCTTCACTGACCAATAATCTTAGTGCAAAAACTGGTGCTATTAAGCTCGTTATGGACATTGAGTCTAAGCGTATTGATATGCTACAAAAAGCAGGACTTCTTGAGAATAAAGAGCTTGCAGAAGAGATGGTTGAAATTGAACGCCGTCAAGAAGTTTTGGTTGGAATACTAAGAGAAATTGCATCAGAGCATCCAGAGGTTAGAGATATTATTATGAAACAGCTTTCAGTTATTGCAAAAGAGGGAGAAGTTATTACCATTGTTGCAGAGGTAAATAGTGAATAATTTAGATTTAATATCTATAAGTAATGTACCAAAAATTAATCTAGAGCATGTTCTTAATCATTGTTTAAGCGATTCATGGAAAGATTCTCAAATTGCTCAATCAAGATATCAAAATGGATTAAATAAAAAAACATTAAAAGATATTAGAGATTCAGAACTAAAGATTCTTGATTTTGAGTTACAAGATTTATTAAAAAAAGAAGTTTACCCTTTAGTAGAAAAATATGCAAACAAGATGGGGATTAGTCTATCTTTCGGTGAGGGCTGGCAACTTGTTAGATACAAAGCTGGTCAATTTTTTGCAGAACATGTTGATAAAACAGAAGAGTTTCCAAGACAAATATCTGCAGTTTTGTATTTAAACGATGACTATGAGGGTGGAACAATTACTTTTACTAAGCTAAATAAAACATTTAAGCCAAAAGCTAATTCATTATTTATTTTTCCATCTAGTGAAGAGTTTATGCACTCTGCAGATCCCGTAACTTCTGGAGAAAAATATGTAATAGTTGGGTTTTGGTCATGATCTTTAATGAATTTTTAGAGGTTTTAAAAGAAAACCATTTTATTGAAACGCCTGTTGACGCAAAGACATTTGTTGAGTCTCCAGACTATCTTGGTCAGCCACCTCTATCCGATATTCAGTATGACATTGTAGAAGCAATGAGCCAGATTTATCGTAAAGAAGATGTAATAGATATTCGTGAAGATGGCGAAGCATACTTTAAAAAATACACTAAGAATGAAATTATTTTGCAACTTGGCAAGGGATCTGGAAAAGACTTTGTATCAACAGTAGCATGTGCATATGTAGTATATAAAATGTTATGCCTTAAAGACCCTGCAATGTATTATGGCAAGCCTGCAGGAGATGCTATTGATATTATTAACGTTGCTATTAACGCTCAGCAGGCTAAGAACGTTTTCTTTAAAGGCTTTAAGTCAAAGATTGAAAGATCACCATGGTTTGCAGGAAAGTATTATCCAAAGGCAGATTCAATTGAGTTTGATAAATCAATAACAGTCTATTCTGGTCACTCAGAAAGAGAATCACATGAGGGTTTGAACTTGTTCATGGCAGTACTTGATGAAATTTCTGGTTTTGCATCAGAGGTAGCCACAGGTAATGAGCAGGGTAAGACTGCAGATAATATATATAAAGCTTTTCGTGGTACTGTAGATTCTCGTTTTCCTGACCTTGGTAAAGTTGTTCTTCTTTCATTCCCTAGATATCCAGGGGACTTTATTTCTCAACGTTATGATGCAGTCATTGCTGAAAAAGAAATAGTAGACAAGACACATAAGTTTATTATTAATGAAGATTTACCAGAAGATCATCCAGATAACTCTTTTGAAATAGCATGGGAAGAAGACCATATCTTGTCTTACAAGATTCCAAAGGTACTTGCATTAAAGCGTCCAACATGGGATGTAAATCCTACAAGAAAAATTGATGACTTTAAAATTGCATTCTTAACAGACCTAGCAGATGCAATGATGCGTTTCTTATGTACACCAACCTATTCATCAGATGCTTTTTTTAAACAAAAAGATAAACTTATTAAGTGTATGACACTAACAAATCCAGTAGATAGCTTTAGAAGATTCTCAGAAAACTTTAAGCCAGATCCAGACAAGATTTATTATGTTCACGCTGACCTTGCACAAAAGCATGACAAGTGTGCAGTTGCAATTGCTCACGTAGATAAGTGGGTAAATATCCAGGTAATTAAAGATTATGAACAAATCGCACCCATAGTTGTAGTAGATGCAGTAGCATGGTGGGAACCAAAAGCAGAAGGACCAGTTGATCTTTCTCAAGTTAAACAATGGATTCAAAATCTTAGAAGACAAGGTTTTAATATTGGAATGGTTTCATTTGACCGTTGGCAATCATTTGATATTCAGCAAGAGCTTAAGGGTGTTGGCATAAGAACTGATACTGTTTCTGTTGCAAAAAAACACTACGAAGATTTAGCAATGATGATCTATGAAGAGCGTGTTGCTATGCCCATGATTCCTTTACTTCTGGAAGAAATGTCAGAGTTAAAAATCATGAAGGGTAATCGTGTTGATCACCCTAGAAAAAAATCTAAGGACCTAGCAGACGCTGTTTGTGGGGCAGTATTTGGTGCTATCTCTCATACTCCAAAGGAAATGAATCTTGAAATAGACATTCATACGTGGGGAACATCAGACAAACTTGCACGAAGACAAGAGTCTATGGTAGACTTAGAAGACAGGCAAATGCCAGAAGATGTCAAGAGCTTTCTTGATAACTTAAAACTAATATAACAAGGAGAACGAACGAATGAATTCATTCAAGAAAATCGCACTAGCCATGGTTGCAGCCATGACTTTGGGCACAATCGTAGCAACGCCTGCAAACGCTGCTGTAATGACAGTCGCTGTATCGCTTGACACTGTAGCAAACACTACAGCATCAGCAATCGCAACGCCTGCATCATTGCCAGTACCTGCAGATAATTCAGTTGATGCAACTGATGCACTTAAGTTCATTGCAACAGTTGACACAGGAACATCAGTTCTTGTAACAGCAACAAATGCAACAATCGTGTCTGCACTACACACAACTGCTTCACCAGTGGGAGCAACATCAGGATCATCATCTTTGACAGTTGCAACTGGTACAGGAACAACAGCAACATTTTATGTCTACACAAAGACAACAGCAATTGGTACAGTTGTAATCAACAATGGTGGAACAACACTTACATACTACGTACAGGGAACTGCTGGTAAGATTAATACACTTACAGTATCTGCTCCTGCTGCTGGCGCTGCTGGTACAAAGCAAGATATCACAGTAACTGCAACAGATACATTTGGCAACAAGGTATCTGGTAAGTCAATTACTGCAACCGTATTTGCTTCAACAGCAGTTATGGATACAGCAACAGTAACAACTGGTGCTACACTTTCAGATTTTGGAGTTGCAAAGTTTGTCGCAACACTTCCAGCAACTGGAACACGATCACTAATCACATTTAGTTCGTGATCTAGTTTCAGAACTTGCAGCACAAACTGCTGCTAAGGATGCAGCACTTGCTGCTAAGGCAATCTCAGATGCTGCAGTCGTAAAGGCTGCTTCAGATGCTGTTGCTGCTAAGGCTGCTTCAGACGCTGCTCTTGCAGCAGAGAAGGCTGCTTCTGCAACTGCACTTGCTGCAGAGAAGGCTGCTTCTGCTAAGGCACTTGCTGATGCAAAGACTGCTTCAGATGCAGTTGTCCTTGCTAAGGATGCAACTATCGCTAAGTTAACAGCAGATAATGCTGCTGCACTTAAGTCAATCAAGACTGCTTTCAATGCACTTGCTAAGAAGTGGAATGCAAAGAATCCAAAGGCTAAGGTTGCTTACGTTAAGTAATTAGTCCAACACTAAGGGGAGCCATTAATTTGGCTCCCTTTTTTGTGGTAAAATATATATATGTTTAATAAAATAATTGAAGCAAAAAATGATAGTAAGGCCCTATTGTTTAAAAACTATATGCCAACAAAAATATCTTGGGAAAATATTCTTATGTTTATATATAAAGAATCAATAAAAGAAAACCAGGATCTAATTAAAAAAGTCAAAAATGTAAATAATTCTAAAATTTTAGACTGTATAGGAAATGTACAACTACAGGACAACTTCTGGCTTGCACCACAGTCACACAATCTATTTGATGAATTTCCTCAAGCATCAGAACTTTTGTATATTCTTAACAATAAAAAATCTAATTCTGATTGCTCATATTACTATGAAAAAGGACATGATTGCGAACTACCATGGCATTTTCAAGGAATAAGAATATCTTTATCAAATAGACTTGTAAGTGACCATCACGATCCACATGATGTGTTTTACTGGCAAATAGTAGGAACATCCTATTGGAAAGTAGATAAGGATATAACCTACACCTTAGAGCCAGGGGATTTACTATATTTGCCAAAAGAGTGCTCTCATGAAGTTTGGTGCGATGGACCAAGGGCAGGGTTGCTAATAGATAATCTGATATAATATACTCAAGGAGAGTCCACCACTTGAATAAATTTTTGCGTATATTGACTGTATCATTTCTTGCTTTTGGATGGCTTTTTATGGCGCCAACAGAAGCTCACTCTGATGATCCCCTCACAATTGCAGCCCAAGAAATCCAAGATCTTAATGATAGCGTTGACGACCTTGGATACAAGGATGAATTCATATCCTTAATTGAAGAGGCAGAAGATAAGTATGCACTTGCGGTATCTGCACAATCAACCCAGTCTCAAACCTCTGACCTATATGACAACTCACTTGTCTTAAAGGCCACGGCAGGGGAAGAAAAAGCATTAGCCCAAACAGCAGTAGATGGACAAACAGTAGTAGTAGCAACTGCATTAGAAGATAAAAATGATGCCTACGATGCACTTGGCATAGCCAATATTAATTTACAAACAGCCCAGCAAGCAGTAAATAGTTCTGGTGGTGCTGGTTTGGCATACAATGTTTATAGTTTAATTAGGGTTGATGGGCTTGCAGCCACAGATCAATTCTTATGTAGTGGCATATTAAATTCAAGTTCTATGCAGCGTCCAGTTTGTGGTAATAGATATGAAAACTTTATAGTTAAATTTACTGGAAAAATAACAGTACCGTCATGGTTTACTCAAACCTACTTTGCTGGTTATACGGATGATGGTTTTAGAATGTATATTGATGGAGCATTAGTTATTAATAACTGGGTAGAGCAGGGATCAACTTGGAGTGCTTATTCTCCAGTATATGATGTAACAAGTGATAAGGTTTTTGATGTAGAAATTTGGTGGTACAACGGCGGAGGAGTAGGTTCCTATCATCTTGGCTGGGCTATTCCAGGAGGATGGACTGGTGCAGGATGTGACTATTCTGGAAACCCAAGAGTGTGGGGACAAAACTTTAGTTGTAATCTTAATACATTCTCTTCTGGAGATGGAGCAACTCAAGAACAAACCAATGCATATAATGACGCACTTGCTGCAAAGAACTCAGCCCAAAATGTATACAATGATAAACTAAGTATTTATAATCAAGAGGTTTCAACATTAAATAATTATAATCAAGATTTAATTAATAAAACAACTGAGGCTGAGAATGCAAGTTTAAATGTTGTAACGGCATTACAAAATAAAAACAATGCTATTAGCGCATACAATCAAGCAATCAGTAATGTCAATAGTGCAATTGATAACGCATGGCGTTACTATGACGAGCAATCACAAAGAGAAATTCAATCTGCTATTGCTCAAGCAGCAGCAAACGCTGCAGCAAATCAGCCTACCCCAGAACCAAGCCCAGAGCCAACTGCTGAAGAGCCCCCTACTCCTGAGCCAAGTCCAGAACCTACACCAGAAGAGCCTCCTACACCAGAACCAAGCCCTGAACCAACACCAGAAGAGCCTCCTACACCAGAGCCTTCTCCAGAGCCTACAGTGGACCCTACAGACCAGCCTACACCTGAGCCTACCCCAGAGGAACCACCAACTCCTGAGCCTACCCCAGAACCAACTGAAGAGCCTGCCCCAGAACCATCTCCAGAACCTGGACCAGAACCAACACCAGAAGAGAACCCTTGGAATGAGCCAGATGTAGAGATTACTGATAAAGTATTAGCAGCACTTGTTCCTGAAAAAGGAACGGGAACAGAAGAAGATCTATCTAATGTTATTGCTAACCTTACAAGCATAGATAATAAATTAGTTACTCTTTCCCCTGAACAAGTAACAGCAGTTAGCCAAACACTCAGGGCCCTGACTCAAGAAGCAAAGGCTGAGGTTGCACAAGACCTTGGTATTAAGCCTTCAGAAGTTGCACAGATTGCTGAGCAGATGAAGTCTAACCCAGCACTTGCTGAAGCATTTGTTGAGTTCTCAGATAGAGAGGCAGACGCAGGAGAAACTCCAATGCCATTTACATTAGCAGATGCAGTAACAGAAGTACAAACAGAAGCATTCTTGGCAGACCCACTTGGAGCAGTATTTGAAGTGGATGTTACAGAACTCCTATCTAATTTCTCTGAGTTAGGTATGGATATGACAGACGATCAGAGAGAGAAAGCGCAAGAAGTAATTGTCCCAGTGATCATCGTATCACAAATTGCAGGGGCAGTCATAAGGAGGAACAAATGAAAATAATCAATAAAGCCACAAACCTGATAGGCAAAATGCTAAAAGGATTAACTAAATGGTTTAAAGACGCAGGTATGGAATTAATTGCACAAGCATTCACCCTCCTGGGCTTCTTTATTGCATGGCTAACTTTGACGGGATCAGCAAGAGACATTGTTGGTATTGCTGTAATGGCAACAACAATTATCTGGCTAATCACAATCCCGCTAAGAAAGGATAAATAAAAATGGCAGTTAAAAAAGTAGTAGAACCCCCAAAGCAGGAGCACCCACAGAAAGCAATAACAAATATTCTAATGAGAATTCTTGCGGTATTTGCAGCATCAGGACTATCAGTCTTGGGAGCAGGAGCCGTAGTAGGAATTGAAACTGTACAGGCAGTCATGCTAGCAGGACTCTTAGGTGTAGCAACAGTTATAGAAAGACTGGCAAGGGCTTTTTTGGACGATGGAAAGCTTTCATTGTCAGAAATCAATGATGCTTTTAAAACAGTAGATAAAAAGGCTAATTAGTCATATTTAGCCTTGATTGACAGGTATGCCTACCTCTGCTATACTTATAATATAGTGACTAAGGGGTAGGCATGACTTGTATTGCAGGAATAATGAAAGAGGGCAAGGTTTATCTTGCTGGAGAACGTGGTGCCTCAGAAGGCAACTACATAGTTCCTATTGACAAACCAAAAATCTGGAAAACTGGACCTTATATTTTTGGGTTTGCGGGAACATTTGATGGTCAAATAGTTCAGTATAACTTTATACCACCTGCTGTAGAAGGCAATCCTGATAAATTTATGCATGGTAAATTCCTAAAAGCACTTAAAACTTTTTATAGTGAATGGGATATTGGTGGCAAAGATAGTGAGCTATCATTATTGATTGGACTAAAAGGAAAGCTGTATGAGCACGATACATCTGACCTTACATTGGTTTCCTATGAGCGAGATTTTATTGCTCTAGGATCAGGGGCAGACTTCGCTATGGGTTCTCTTTATTCTACCCAGAGTCACAAAGATCCCAAGCGTCGTCTGACTCTAGCATTAAATGCAGCAGTTGCTTACAGCACTTCTTGTATTGGCCCTATTGACATCTTAACTGCTTAAAGGTATACTTATATTATGGATGAAGATTTTGAAAAAATATTAAAAGATATTCAAGGTTCAGAAGCAGACTATAACGAGTTTGAGATCTGGCTTGAAAACGGTATTGAAAGAGGATGGATAACAGAACCATTCTGTAATACTCATGAAGGTGATACATATATGACAGATGAAGAAATGCAAGAGTGGGAAGATGGCGGAGATCCTTGCCAGGTAGTATTTAAAATAAAGGAATCGTAAAATAAATGTGCGTAATTTGTATATCTACAGTAACAGTT